AAAATCCACGGACTAATAACTCATCACCATATGGTGATACATTCGTATAAAATTCTTTCATTATATAATAATATTATTCTTTATCTTCGCCTGTATCTCCAAAATATGCATGGAGAACATCTAAATTATCTTCAGCATTAGCAATTTTATTAATTTGCTTATCCAGTTCTTCTAAATGTTGAGGGTGTTCTCCTATACCAACTGAATTGGTAAAATAGATATCTACTGTTGCTTCAGCAGCAGATATTTCAGCATTGTATTTGTCCTCTAATGCTTTATACAGTAGGGTCTGGCTGTGGTTTGGTATCTTCTTTTGTGGTAGTTTCATTTTCACTTTTTTCATTTTCACTTTCTCCATCACTTGGTTTTTTACCTATGTTATATTTCGGCTCTAATATCCATTCACTCTTTTCCTTAAAGGGTAAAACTTTAATTTGAGATAATGGTGCCTTGTTTTCAACAGGATTAATCAATTCAACTAATCCCCAATCTGATAATAATTGTGATATTGTATTTCTACGCTCCACATCATTAACAAATAAATTTGCTGTCTTTCCGTCTAAAGCAAATAATTCTTTAAAATGTACTATGAAATATCGACCTTGTTTGTGTAATATGTGACAAGATTGGTATATTTTTCGTTCCTTTCGGGACGCTACACCAATTCGTGTCAAGGTCTCTCTAATTTTTAGGAAATCGTCAGGTTCTTTTAATTTGACCTCAAGCATATGCTCGGGTTTCCATTCTATAATGTCATTCATTTTTTCCCACCTTTATACAACTTTTCTTTTATGTGTTCAATTTCTTTTTTTGTAAGTAGTTCAAGTGCTTGTTTAGCCTTCTCATTTGTATATTTGTAATACTGTTTAACCAACTCTAGGTTCGCTAATTTCGATGCCTTGAGCCACTTACTAAACCTTTTTTTTGGTCTAATAATATTTAGTAAAAAAGAGAACTGTGCATGTTTGGAAAGAAAATGCAACCTATTCATTTCATTAGCATACATAACTGTATCAGAAAAATATGAAAAACCTCTATTAATAATATACGGTGGATACTTCTTTTCCCAATCTGGATCATCCGTATCCATCAATTTTTTCTTTGACCAGTTGATTGCTGTAAGATAATCTGTTAAACTATAATTCACAAGTATCCTCATCATATAATGTATTAATGTTTTCATCATCTGGATCATATCCAATATCTCTCTCGTTTTTTCTAACAAGTTTAATAAGAGTCCAAGCTTTTTGGCTTACAAAAAGTTTTTTTTTCTTATGTTGTCTTACCATTTTCTTACCTTCCCACCACCATTGTGAATAATAAGACCTTGGCTTTTCAGTTACACCAGCAGGTGTCGTAATCATAGCTATCTCACCAGCAAAAATATCACATTTAACTCTAGCATCTCTTACATCCATTAGACCGTATAAAGTGTTTGTAGTATAATCAATAACATTTGATTTTCTTTTAAAATTAAAAATCATTTTTGTTTCTTCTATTAAAAACTTTTCAACAAGTCCTAAATCATTTATATCTTCTGATATTTCAAATTGTTCAACACTATTTCCCCAAGTTTTATATTTTTTTGATAAACTTTTTTTTAATTTCTCCTCAGCTTTTACTAAATTCTTCTTATCAACTGGTGACCAAAAATCAAAGTCTAACATTGCATTGGTTGTCCTATATGACTTTAATCTTTCTTTTTTATTTTTAGTGCAGCCTATCGTTAAAAAATAACGGTCATAATTCATATCATACTGAAAAATTGCATATACGCCTGATTCACTCATTTGAATTTACACTCACCCATAATTTCTGTAAGGCAAGCGACCATATTCAATTCTGGATCTGCTACAAAAGCATTCTTATATTGATATTCTGCTAATAGTATAACCATCGCTGGTATAGTTTCAGGTTTTAAGACCTTATAAAAATTCTCATAAAGGTCCTTAAATAATCCTGATGAATCTTTATCTATATTATCTACAACCCATTTTCGCATATCAGAAAAGTTTTTTTTCTTCAAGGCTTTATTCAAACCTTGTATATTCATTTCAGACATAGTTACAAGAATACCTGTATCAATCTTACCACTCACACTATAACGCTGTAATTCATTGATAGTCCTTCTAAAATCAGGATAATATTTCATTATGAGTTCCGCCAATACTTTTGGATTAAACTCAATATTCTCCTGTTCTAGGATAACTGATAGTCTTTTATGAAATTGTAATGCTAGTTTTTCTTTATCTTTTTTCTGAATAGAAAAATTGATAACTGTACATCTGGAATGTATAGCAGGTATGATTTTGTTTTTATAATTGCAAGTGAATATAAATCTGCAATTATTACTAAATGTTTCTATAAAATTTCTTAAAGCAGGTTGAACACTCTCAGCATTCATATAATCTGCTTCATCAACAATAACAACTTTTGGTTTGTTTTCTGTTGATAGTGATATCGTAGAAGCAAAACTTTTAATTTGTGTTCTTACAGTATCAATGGAACGACCTTCGTCTGAACCATTAATCATCATTACATCTACACCCAATTCATTGCATAATGCTTTGGCAACAGTTGTTTTACCTGTACCAGGACCGCCACTTAAAAGTAAGTTAGGTGTTTCGTCTTTAATTAATAGTTGTTTAAATGTTGTCTTTATCTCACTTGGTAAGATACATTCATCAATAGTGGACGGTCGATATTGTTCGACCCATAAAAAATTTTCCATAATAAAACTCTCATTTCAATTAACTGTTATATTTACTTGTACTCTCTAAAGCAGCCCAATATTGAATTGGTTTTGTTTTATGTTTAAAATAACTGATTAATTTAGATGAGATTGCCACATCATAATTACCTGGTAACATTTTCAAATGTTCTGCTTTAAAATGGAATACAAATGATTCATTTGTTTCTCCTATTTTTACAGAATAATTATTAGCAGTATCATTTTTCTTATCAATTGCTGATAAAATAATATCACCTTTATTGGATGTTATAGAAACATCAGGCGATTGCAACATAGAAGCCGCTTTCTTAACATTTGTTAAATCAGTTTCCGTTAATGTAAAATTAACTTCTGCTTCTGGCATTTTAACATCTTTTTGTGGTATTGTAAGAATAGAAGGATCAGCAAAATAAAATTTTGATTTTGTTGATGTACCTTCATCTTTAATGTTTATACTCTTATCATCAAATGATAATGTGGGTTTATTGAATAAAGATATCACACCTAAAAATTCTGATAAATCACCTATAGCGACATCTTGTGTAAATTCTTCTTCTACTTTTGCAGTAGCAAAAATAGTTTTCATTGTTGAAATAGTTTTTAATTCTTTTCCTGCCTTAATTAATAAATTAGGATTAATGTCAGAAAAGTTTTTAAATATTTCTAAAGTTGATTCACTTAATTTCATTATATTTTCTCCTTGTTGTATTTTTCACTCACTAAACTACCAAGTGGTCGTTCACTATAATGGTCTTGCGACAATTGTATGATAGCATAATGAATAACTTTCATTAAGTCATTTTTATTATGCCCATCTTTTTTACCATATCTTTGGGCATACTTTAAGATATTTCCCATACAAAAACCAGTACCGTGTCCTTGGTCGATAATAATTTCTGTTGTTTGTTTTTTAGTTTGGGAATAATGTGATGAATAAGTTTCATCAATATATTTTTTAACATCATCTAAAATGATATTTTCCTTAAATTTATAATTCATAATGTATTATATCACAATCCTTTAAAATAGTCAAGCTTCTTGAAAAGGGCGCCGAAGCGCCCTTTGTTTTAACATTAAATATTATTTAATATCAATAAATTTTGGTTTCTTTTCATCTGGAATTATTCGTTCCAATTGAACAGAAAGTAAACCATCTTTTAGGTCTGCACCTTTCACCACAACATCATCTGCTATGGTAAAGCTTCTACAAAAAGACCTTTTAGAAATGCCTCGGTGTAGGACACTTTCGTCCTTATCCAAAACATCTTGCTCGTCTTTTGCTGAAGAAATAGTTAAAGTATTCTCTTGCGATTTTACTTTAATATCTTTTTTACCAAAACCTGCAACTGCCAGTTCGATTACATAATCGCTGTCATTTACTTTGCGGATGTTGTAAGGTGGATAATGACTTAAGCTAGATGTGTTAAAATGTAACATTCTATCAAAGTCATCAAAAAGATTATCAAACCCAACTGAAAACGGTTTAAAAGGTTCCCAATTTGTTAATTGATTTCTAGTCATTTTGCCTCCTTAAATTAAGCAAGGTTAATATAATGATACCTCCTTATGAGCATATCAGTATTATTTATATAAGTATTATTTCTCATATTTCAAGTGGAGGGTTTTGTGTATTTTTTAAACCCTCCTAAATTTATTTCCGGGATTCTAGTAAACTAGAACCATAATCGCTTACACGGTGTGTCTTGTTTACGCTATTTCTACTTCGCTGGGACAAGACACAAACCCAAATGTGTTACTCTTTACGAGAGGCAACACTTACACAGGACTAACGAATTGCCTGCATAACTATTTATAATCTAGGCATACGCCTGACCATCTAAAGTCAATAAGCCTGCGGCTACAATCGCTTTGGATGGAGTACCAATTCTATAACTAGTACCTTTTTTAGATTTGTTGATATAGACACAATGTCCATCTTCTCGCAGTTTATCAACAACTGCTCTTGGTCGTGCAAGGTTAAATACCTTTTGTGCATCCACCCAAGTCACACTCTTACCTCTTAATAATGCATTAAGAAATTTGGTGCTGTTAGCTAATTTAGCTCTACCCATAATAAAACTCCTTTGTTATATAATGGTT